AAAATGCCCGCTGCCGTACTTGCCGCAGCCGCACGCTCCGAAGAAATTATTAATTCTTTAAATAACCAAAATCAGGAACAAACATCAGTTACCTCAGAAGGTAACACCCAAATAAATCCTGATTTTTCGTTTCAAAGTTCCTCAAACCCCGCCCCACAGGAACCAGAAAGTGTTAATCCTAACGACGAAAGTTGGGAACATAAATATAAATCTGTTAATGGACGTTACACCCGCCAGCAAGAACAAGTTCGACAGATGTCGGAGCAAATTCAAAACCTACAGAATGTAATTTCTAATCTACAATCCAATTCTTATTCTCATGTAGATTTACCAGATTTATCTATTGAGAAACTTATTACCGCTGACGAAGAACGGGATTATGGGTCTGATTTTTTAAATGTTGTGGGTAAAAAAGCACGTGAAGAGTTAGCCCCAGTTGTTAAGGGTTATGAGGCAAAAATTGCTGAATTAGACGCAAAACTCCAAGGTTTAAATGGATTTGTAGCCCAAGATACCCAAGCTAAATTACTTGCTACTTTAGATAGTCGCCTCCCTGATTGGAGAGATTTAAATACAAATTCTGATTTTCTTGACTGGTTGAAGTTGCCAGATCCATATTCTGGTGCTATTCGTCATGAAATGCTGAAGTCAGCGTACTCGCGCAATGACGCCGCCCGAGTACTAAACTTCTTTAACGGCTTCCTCGCTGAAGAGGCTGCTGTGGCACCCGCATACAGTGGGCCGAACCAAGGTCAGACCACCACGGTCCCTAAGGTTCCGCTCGAAAATTTTGCGGCACCCGGCAGAGCCAAGACTGCGGCTGCGTCTAACACAGCCCCCGCAGAGAAGCCCATCTTCACGCGCGCACAGATCGCTGCGTTCTATACAGACGTTAATGCCGGTAAGTACCGTGGCAAAGACGCTGAAAAGAACAAAGCCGAAGCCCAAATCTTTGAGGCTCAGCGGGAAGGGCGCATCCGTTAACATTCTCATTAAGGAAGCATAGCAATGGCTATTCCATCATCGGGTTTTGGTATCGCAGGAAGCGCAACCAGCCCAGCAATTTATCCTACCGGCGGTGCTGGTAACGCTTTCCAGTCGAACGGGTTTATCCCTGAAATCTGGTCGGGCAAACTTGTCGAGAAGTTCTACGCCTCGACAGTTCTCGCAGCAATCTCGAACACGGACTATGAAGGCGAAATTCGCAATCAGGGTGACCGCGTTAAGATTCGTACAAAACCTACGATCACCATCCGCGCCTACCTTGCTGACGGCACGCTCTCGCTTGACCGCCCAGAAGGTTCAAACGTTGAACTCTATATCGGTACCGGTAAGTACTTTAACACGATCCTTGACGATGTTATTGACGTACAGTCGGACTTGAACGCTTTGTCGATCTGGTCTGATGACGCGGCTCAGCAGCTCAAGATCAACGTTGATACGGACGTTCTTGGCGGTATTCTCAGCGGTATGCCAACTACTAATCGTGGTGTTTCTGCTGGCGCGATCACAGGTTCGATCAATCTTGGTTCAACCGCTGCACCATTGACAATTGTATCGCGTTCACCTTCGACCGGTCAGGTTGAAATCCTCGACGCAATTCTCCGTCTTGGTCAAGCTCTTGATGAACAGAACATCCCAGAAGACGGTCGTTGGGTCGTTATTCCTGCTTGGGCTGCTCAGTACCTCAAGTTCTCTGATCTTCGTCAGGCTTACTTGACGGGTGATCCTTCGACCCCTCTGCGCAATGGTCGCATTGGCATGATTGACCGCTTTACGGTCTATGTGTCCAACTTGCTCCCAACCGGCACCGCCGGTGGTCTTTCGGCCAGCCAGTTCGTAATCTACGCAGGTCATGCTCATGGCTTGACGTTTGCTTCGCAGATTTCGAAGGTCGAGACCCTCCGCTCTGAGCTTACTTTCGGTACGATTCTCCGTGGCCTTCAGGTCTACGGTTATCAGATCATCGACGGTAAGGCTCTTGCGCAGGCAGTTGTCCTAAAGGGTTAATAATCTAGGGGGGCTTTAAAGCCCCCCTTTTCCCTGTAATTTTTCTGTGAGGGTTTAAAAATGGCTACTCGTTTTGCTTCTACTATGTACAGCCTCGGCGACGCTATTAACACGGTGGTCGATGTTGCTAACTCGTCTAATCAACGAACCGTTACCAGCGTTACTTCAAGCGCTCCTACTTTGACTGCTGCTCAGATGGTTAACGGTATCGTTACCCTTTCTGGTCAAACCACTGCTCAGACTGTGACCACGGATACTGCAACAGCTATTGTTGCCGCTATTCCAAATGCACAGATTGGACAGACGTTTGAGTTGGTTGTTCAGAACGGTCATACCTCGTCTGGTACGGCTACCTTGTCTGGTGGTACAGGTGTTACGGTTACTAACACCTATGCAACTGCTGCTCAGGCTATTACGACCACCCGCATGTATCGCGGTGTTGTCACCGCCGTTGCTACGCCAGCGGTTACGATCTACCCAGTCGCTCAAGTTGCCTAATATAACGGAGTGGGGGCTTAATACCCCCACTCCATCTTTTTGGGGTGAGCCATGTCGCTTGATATCGTACAAAACTATGTTGATCGCGCGCGGGTTCTTCTACAGGACCAAGTAGCTCCATATCGGTATCCCGATTCGGATTTGGTAGAAACCTTATCCGAAGGCATCATGGAAATTCGTAGGTTGCGCCCAGATATTCTTAGAAAATATCTTAGGACAACCCTACCTAGTTATTCTTCGGCTGATACTACTGTTGCCGTAGATATTGATTATCAATACCGCCAAGCACTTGTTTATTATATTTGTGGGCAAGCACAGCTACGCGACGAAGAAAATACTCAGGACAGCCGCGCTGCGGTGTTCTTAAATAAGTTTATTTCACAACTTTTAAGCATCCAATCCTGAGGAAACTATGGCTAACGCAGATATGCTTCGTCTTATGGATAATGCCAAAGTCCGGTTACCCGGGGCTTTGGAAGCTAGTATCCAAAACGAACTCTTCTATTGCCTGAATGAGTTTTTCCAAACTTCAAACATCTGGTATGAAGATATTGATTTTACGGTTACTGCTACTACCCAGACTTATATTCAGAACCCAGATGCGTTTACGTATGAAATTGTACCTACATCTGGCGTTATTAACCGCCTTGCCGGTATTTTAAATTCCCAAGGTTCTGTACAGTCTGCGACCATGGCAATTCCCGGGTTCATTGTATTGAACTACTCACCTAATACGGACGATACCTATACAGCACGCGTTTTTTTAACGGTTACTGACCCTACTACCCGCGATGGGTATCCTGAATTTCCTGCTTGGATTTTGAATAAATACGGTAACGACATTCTTGAAGGCGTGCTTAGCCGCATGATGGGGCAGGTTGCAAAACCTTATTCAAACCCGCAAATGGCGCAGTTTCATGCTAGAAACTTTAAGGGCGCTATTTCACAGGCTAAGGTTGAAGCCCAACATAAAAACGTGTATCGTGGGCAAAGTTGGAATTTTCCTCAGACATTCGCTCGCAGGCGTTATTGGAAATTTTAAGTTACCTTATAAGGTAACCTGTACGGGGATATAAGATGGCTACCTATAATAAATTTAACCAGTTCACCAAAGATTTGATCGACGGTAAGCATAACTTTGGGTCGAATACCTTTAAAGTTATGCTTTCTAACGTGGCTCCTACTTCTGCCAACCAAGTCAAAGCTGACATCACAGAAATCACGGTAGGCTCGGGTTACGTTGCTGGTGGTACTGCTACTGCAATTACCGATACAACTTCTTCTGGCGTGGCTAAGGTGACCGGCAGTGATGTGGTGTTTACTTCCACTGGCACGATTGGCCCGTTTCAGTATGCCGTTCTCTATAATGATACCCAAGCAACCCCCGCTAAACCACTTGTAGCTTGGTGGGATTACGGTTCTGCTATTTCACTTGCAAATACCGAAACACTTACTGTTTCGTTTGATGCGGTTAACGGTATTTTCCAGCTTTCGTAAGGCGTTAAAATATGACTGTTTCGCTCAAACATGCTTTCAATTCACCTAAAGCGGATGGTACTGACACCACATTGGTTCAGCCATCCAATTGGAATGCTGAGCATGTCATAACGCTTTCAGCCGGTAAGGTGGTTGGCCGTGATAGTTCAGGCGCTGGTGCAGCGATTGAACTACCCATTGCTGTGGATGCAACGCTCCAGTCTATGATACCACCAAGTGGTAATACCGCTCAACGCCCGGCAACCGCTGCCGCTGGCATGATGCGTTATAATACTTCTACAAGTAAGTTTGAAGGTTATACGAGCGCATGGGGTACACTTGGTGGCGGGTGTACTATTTCAGATTCTGCCCCATCAAGCCCAGTTGCCGGTGACTTATGGTGGAAATCTGATGAAGGTCAGATGTACGTTTATTATACTGATTCTGATACCTCGCAGTGGGTTGTTGCTAACGCGTTTGCTGGCGCTAACGGGTATCTACCGTTAATCGGCGGTACTATGTCGGGTACATTAAACTTTGGTGGTACGGGTAGTCGGTTAACCGGCGACTGGAGTAATTCTACGTTGATAAACCGCGTAGTATTAAAGACCAATACCGTAAACGGTAACACCGGAATTTATGCTACTCCTGATGGAACTGGTACAACTTCTGGTATGTTCTTTAGTACTGACTACCTTCTAACCAGTGGTAGCGAAGCCTCTATGCAGGTTATTGGCGGATCGGATGTTCGAATTTCATCTGGTCGCGAAGGTTCCGGTACTTATTTACCGATGACGTTCTATACCAATAATACCCAGCAAATGAACATTGCTACCGATGGTACAATAACAAGTGCTAAGAGCGGTTTGCAAATTGTTACTGGTTCCTCATATACTTTTACTGCCGTTGTGATTACAGGTACAATTATCGCTGGCAGTACCACTATGAACGTAAGTAGCGTATCCGGTGGTTCAATCGTGGTTGGTATGGTGATCACCGGTACTAACGTAATTTCGGGTACAGTTGTTACCGCACTTGGTACAGGCACCGGTGCCGCAGGGTCTTACACAGTTAGCGCTGCCCCATTAGTTACTACAACTGGAACTCTTACTTCCGTTGGTTATGAATTTTATAATATGCCAACGTGGTCCAAGCGCATTTCATTGTTATTTACGGGTGTATCGGGTAGTGCAACCAGCCCGTTCCTAGTGCAGCTTGGTAATGGTTCGACTGTTACGACTGGGTATGTAGGGTCCGCTATCGTTGTCGCCAGTGCCACAGCAGACACTACAGGGTTTTTAGTAACACAGGCTGCTACTGCTGCCAGTAACGTTACCGGGGTCGTTACGCTTATAAACGTAACGGGAAATACATGGCTTGAGAATGGTTCTCTAGCTTATAATACTGCTAGTGGTGTTCATCTTTCCGGCGGTTATATTGCTCTCAGCAGCGTACTAGATCGTATCAGAATCCTAAATGTTAACGGAACCGACCAGTTTGACGCCGGTTCAGTAACCCTGATGTATGAGTGAGATAAATAATGGCTCTTCAGTTTCCAGCATCTCCAAC